GCGCTTGGCAAAGATGGCATAGCGCAACGTAGTGGCTTAGACTCAAATCAGGTTGCAAGGCGTTTAAACGAGTTGTCCAAAATGGATTTGATTGAGTTGACAGGGCAAACAGTCAAGTCTAAATCTGGACGCAATGAGCGTGAGTGGAAGGTGAAGTGATGAGCAATGTGCTTGCCATCATCGTATTATTGGCAATAGGTGGAGCGGTACTCATATTAGGTTTATGGGTAGCACTCCACTTCTTTGACGATTAAGCTACTAAACCATTGAGGTAGGTTGTTTTCCCCGCCACTTTGGTTGCGGTCAATTCTTGTTTCTTCAGGTTATTAGGGTCGTAAGACACATGAACCCATCCAGAATCAGGTACTCCTTGGGTGTAGAACTCTAAGATCAACTGTGTGTAGTCCAAGTTGTCCATGATCCACTGAGCCAGATCAGCATTAGCAACACCAGCAATCTCAATATCACAGGCTTGCCCCTTGCAATGGTCTGAGGTCTTCGATCCTCCCACAGCAGCATTTGACTCAGGACTGCGATAGCCAGAATTCACGGTCACAGATTTGCCAAAGTGTTCACGCACAGGCTGAAGCACCTTTTCGCAAAGAGTCTTCAAGTTCTCAAGTGCCTGTTCATCAGGGGTGTTGTCTATACCTAAGCGAGTGGCAGTGTCTGACTTGGTAAGTTCTTTAAGGGTGAAGTTTGCTGACAAGTTCATGGTTTTGCTTTCAGGGTTTGGTAGACGGTGTTGTAGGCATCAATACAGGCGTTGAGTTGTCTTGTGTTGGCATCTCCTTGGTCGGTGATGGCAACAAGAGATTTAGCAACCTCTCTGTCAAGTTCGGCACTTGCTTGAACGCTATCTCCGGTGGCAGGGGCGGTATCTGTGGTGGTTGGTATGGGGCAGTTGGGCGCTTTGACAGGAATCCGCAACCGCAAAGCACCAGAGTCAATGTCAGCATCACGCTTGAGTTTCGCAAGTTTCGCATCTTGATTTGCTTTCTGAAGTTTAGTGGCTTGAGTTTGAATTGCTGAGACTAAGACTTGTTCCTTTTGCCTAGCCTCTGCATTTAGGGCGGCAATCTCAAGTTGTTGACGAGTAACCTCATCATTTGACCCCTTGAGATAACCACCACCAAAGGCACTCAGAACTGCCATTAGGATGCCTAACAACACCCAAGGATTAAACAGGCTCATGGTGCTGGCGGCTCATCATTGTCAATAACTTCTGCCTTGGCACTGGCATTAGCTACTGCCTTGACAGCAGAACGACCAGCCACACCGCCAAGTACACCAGTGATAAACACCATAATGGTATTGATTTGCTGTGTATATACCTTGTCAATTGCTGCCATTCCTGACATGGGTTGAGTTACGAATGAAACGCTATACAAGAACATGGCAACTGATCCCAAAAGAATCAATGTCAAAGCAAATATTACTATTGCCCAAATGCGAACTTCAATTTCTTCAGCAGTCATTCGGTTGTTTGGTTTGTATCCAATGGTAGGCATTACTTTTTCTCCTGTTCAGGTTTAACGAGTTGCTCTGGACAAGTACCTGTAGCGGTACAAATTGGGGGCTTACATTCAGCATTTTGCCAATTCTGAGGGTCTTGGCAAGGATAACGAAACCTATCCTCACAGGCAGACAATAGAACCAGTGCCATCAATAAGAATATCTTCATTTCTCTTTATCCCTTTCCTTTTGTTCAATCTGTCTTCTTAACTTCTCAACCTTTTCAACTTGTTCCTTGACCTCGTGCTTTGCTTCCAGAATATCTAGATACAACATTGCACCCAATGGGAGTAGGAGAGCTACCAATACACAACAAGCAATCCAACCCATTATGTCTTCTTCCAATGACTTACGAACAGTAACCACAGCCATAGGTACAGGAGGAATATAGAAGTCGTTACTAGGTACGCTACTTTTAGCTGGAAGTTTCTTTCTTCCTCCTTGCGTTGCCATAGTTCTCGCCTCTTGATTGCCTCTTGCTTCAATCTTGCCTGAGTCTGTTCTTCCTCAATCTTGTCCTTCATGCTAAAAACTTCTGAGTACAGTGCGCCCATCTCAGGAGGGCTTTGATACACCATGCACTCACGAATCTGCACCACTAACGCATCCATTTCTTGCTGCGCCATCACCCTCTTTAAAGCCGCTTCCATGTGGTTTTGTTCAGGGTCATAGACTGTCAGACTCTTTTCTTCTTCTTCCCTAATGTGTGCTGCAAGCTGTTCTTGAAGTCTGAAAAACTCAGTTAGATTCTTGACAATATCAACTTTGACTTGTGTCTCATCTACCGCAACATACTTTTCTTTCTTTTTCGCCACAGGCTTGGTCGTGGCTGTCTTTTGCTTGGGTTTAAAGAAGTTACTAAAGTTACTCCAAAATCCAGTAACTTCCTTATATATGCCAACAACCTCATCAGCAGTTGCTTTGATCTCAACAAAAGATTCTTTTGCTTGCTTATAAAGTTCACAGCCAGCTTGAATCTGTTTGACAAGTCCTGCCGCAAGAAGGCAAATGCTGATTGGATCAATTTTGCGCTCCTACTCTGGAACAAATTGATAGTATGGTTCTGTAACAGGCTCAACAACTTGACTAGGGCTAACGGCAGTTGATGCACCAATGTATCCAGAACGCAATGTACCCATTCCCAAAGCAGTTGCAAAATCAGACAAATCTTCAGGTTTAATTACTGATTTCAAATCAACTTCTTTGCCTTTTTTGCTGATAATTTTTGTAGAAGTATTCAATATTGCATCTACTCCACCTTCATCAAGAAACAACTTTCTGTGAGCGTCTTTTGTAGCTTGATCAATATTTGTTTGACCAATCAAAGACAAAATTCGAAAACCTTTGTTAAAGACACTTGCAATTTGATTGACAGCAATGCCTGACAATCTTTGAGCACTTACACCACCTGTTGCTCTTTCTATAATAGATGTTTCTTTAACAGCAGTTGGTCGTATTTGCAAATTTTCTACATTAACTTTGTTTGCTAACCTTGATACATCAGCCAATGCAGTTAAACTGTTGTAGTGCTTTTGCCCAAAGATAGAGACAAATGTATCTTTGTTTTTGTCAAGATATTCCAATGGATTCTCAGAATCAAGCATACGAGTAACAAGACCATTTCTTACGGCAAGTTTTGCATTGATTTGCTCATCAGATGACAGTTTATTAAGGTCTGTAGTAAATCTATTACGATAGCCTTTACCTGTAGAACTTGTCATCTTAGACACTATCCCATCAACACCCATTGAGTCATAGTCAGACAAGAAACTTTGACCAAGACGAGTTCTAGATTCTCTTGCCGCATCGTCAATAGCAACTTTTTCAGTGGCTAAATATTGTGCTTTTAGACCAGTATCAGTTAGTCTTTGTTTCAAAGCAGGAAGTTGATCAACAATGTCGCTATACCCGCCATTTGTACTTGTTTTTGACAAAAGATTATCTAGTTTTTCGGGGTCAATAAAGCCGTTCTTGTTTAATGATTGGCTATACAACTTTGACATAACTGATTTTTCAGCCAAAATAATGCCATCATTTCCAGCGACACGCAAAAATTGATTTAATGCTGTAGGACTTCTAGCGATCAATGGAGAAATTTTTTCTGCATAGTCAGCAGAACTAATTTTTTCAATAGCCGCAGCATCTTTGAATGGAACACCAACCTTATTAAAATAGTCAGTATCCAGATTACTCATTGCTTGACCAAAAGGCAATTTTTCGCCTCTAAAATCAATAGTAATATTGCCATTAGCATTTTGAACTTTGTCTAATGCTTCATCTACTCTGTTTTGCAAAAGACGCAACTTGTCTTGCCTATTAGGATCACGAGTTATCCTGATGTCTTCAGCAACACGCCTTTTTAATGAATCAAGACTTGTAATGTCCATGCCCATAGATAAATCTGGTGCAGTAGTAGCTGGCAACATTTCTCCTGTTTGACTAGGAGTTGCTTGTCTACGCATAGCCTTAAACTTGGAAGACTGTTCACGCACTAACTTTAACAATGGTGCTTGTTTAGCCCAAGGATCACCTTGGAACAATTGTTCGGCTGTATTTAGTAAATCTTGTGTCTCTTGTGCTGGCAACAATGCACCTTGCTTAGATGCCTGACTTAAAACAGAATCATATTCTGGTGAAAGTGCGGCTCTTGCAGCTTTTTCTTTGGACAACACAAGGTTTTGTATTGCAGTACCAATTTCAACTGGTTTGGCTTGACCAGTAATATTGATTCCTCCAGTTAACTTGTTTAACTGATCATCAATAAACCCAATTCTTTTGTTGTAGTCAGTTTCCACTTCAGCTAATTTTGCTTTTCCAGAGGGCATTTCTGCACTTGGAACAGGGTAAATTTCTGAAGCTCTTTTACGAACAGCAACCTTTAAATCTGCATACAGCTTATTTAATTCACCAGCAAAACCAACATCATTCTTGGCAAGGTCTTCTAGTTTTGTTCTAAAAGCAATGTTATCTAAACCAGTAACAGCTAACGCACCTTTTTCACCAGTTACAAACTGAACTCTATCTTGAATAGATTTCAATCTTGTTTGAAGTGTTGGGTCTGCTTCTAAGGCTTTTTCTACAAGGTCTTTTGCCCTTGAAAGTCCTTCCACATTAGCCAAGTCAGCAACATCAAGGTCTTTAATGTCAAATCGTTCTTTGCCTTTTTCAAGCAGCATCTGACCGCCCTTTGCTGTTCCACCGCCAGAAAGTAAAGAGAAAAGTATGCCGCCAGTAATTTGTCCGGGGACTCCTGCTACTTGCTGACCAACTTCACCACCAAATTCGCCTCCAGCACCAGCCATTCCACCAGTAAATACATTTACTCCCTTTGAAAGTAATCCAGTTCCACCAAACAAATTTAATGGGTCAGCCGCACCTTCTACAAAAGCACCAAGATACTTTTGTGTAGTAGTTGCAGGGCGCATTTCTGGCCTTAAACCAAGCCTTGATTGAACACCTTCTGTTGTAAATTCTTCTAATTCTGGTTGAGTAGGAAAAGCACCAGCAAAAGTTCCTTGCTGTAAAGCACTTCCAGATACGAGTCTTGATGGAGTTAGTCCTATCTTGGCTCTATTTAATAAATACTCAAACATTGATGGAGTTGGAGGCTGATCTCCAATCATTTGCAATTCGGCAGGAATTTCCTCTGTTTTAACAGCAGCAGATTGTTCATTTTCTAAACGCAGACGAAATTCAAATTCTTCTTGTTCAGTCATCGTGTTACTCCACTTTGTTTGGCTTTGTATTCTTGATAACGCTTTTCTTTGTCAGCATCAAATGTTGATGATGCTTCAGGAGATTGAGGTTTATTTTTATTGTTTGGATTTATCAACTTAAATTGGTTCAATTGATCGTCAAGTTGTCTAATGGCAATATCATAATTTGGAGTTTTGTCATACCCAGCTTGTTCAGCTTGAGCTTTAATAAACTTTTTACGCTCCAAAAGTGCGCCACGATATACAGCAGTAGCAAATCTCTCTGCTTGTTCCTTGGTAACATTTGTTTTTCTGCCAGTAAAGAATCCAACAGCATCTTGGGCTAATCTATCATCAAGACCACCAGTTCTAGCAAAACGATTTACATCTTGGTTAGACATATTTTTGCCTTCGCCAGTTAATCTAGCTAAAGAACCGGGTAACGAGGCGGCGGCAATGTCATTTGTTGTTGACATCCTAATTGTTTCAATTGCACTTGGCGCATCTGCAAGAATAGTTGATGTTCTATCCATTACAGGGTCTTTGCTAATTTGCGAACTAAAAGCAAGCCAATCTTTAGGGGCAGCAGGTTGACCCGGCAAAAGAATTGCACTGGCTTTTGCTTTTGCTTGTTCCGATACTTCAACAGCTTTATCAACTAATCCAGCTTGTTCAGGCGTTAAATCAGCGTATGATTTTCCATATGTTGCTTTAGATTTTCTTTCTGCTTCTGCGCCAAAAGCAATATTTCTTTCTTTTGGTTCTTTTGTTGTCAAGCGAGTCAGTTGAGCCAAATACTCAGCGTTATATTCTGGAGTTCCTTTTACGCCTTTTTCTAAGGCAAACTTTTCTGCTATTTGAATTTCATTAGGTGTTGCTTCTGCCTTTGGTTTAGGATTAATTACAGACAACATACTCTCAAGACTAGAAATTTGTTGTTGTATTTCAGGTGTTTGTGGCATTGCTTTATATTGAGCAATAGCATTATTAATCTGCGGAATCATTTGTATTTTTTGTATGTCAGCAGGAACAGCCAATTGACGCTCTTTATTAGCTTGAGCAACTTGAATAGCCGCTTGTCTACCAGAATTAGCCAAAGCAATAGCAAATTGTTGGTCACCAGATTGAGCCGCCAATTGAGCCGCTTGCATAAATGATTCAGGCTTAGATGGGTCAAGTTGTGATGCCAACTGTTGACGCTGTGAAATCATCTTCAACTGTGGGTCTTCTCCACCCAAAGCACCGCCAATAGCAGAGCCTAGTTGTTGACCGCCACGGTAAAAGCCATACTGAGCTTGCGCTCTAGGATCGAGTTGAGCAAACTGCATTGCTTGCGCTTGTTGCGCTTGCTGTTGAGCAAGTTGATATTGCTCAGGTGTTGCAAATAATCCAGCGATTTCTGATGCCATGATTTATTCCTTAATAGTTAAAAGCAGCAGGGTTATAACCAACCTTGGATGAATCTATACTTCCACCACTAAATGCACCAAAATCAGTAGGAGATGGAGTAAAGTAGTTTTGAATTCCAGCCATTAACTGAGGATTACTTGCCAATCCTTGTAATGCTGTACCAAAACCACTTGTTCCAGCACCAGTTTGTAAAGTTCTAGCTGCACCTAACCCACCAGTTAACAATGCTTGTCCAACATTGCCACCAGCACTAGCAGAACGACCACCAAGTTCAGAACCCAAGGCTAAAGGTTGTTGTCCAAGAGACTCAATGGTTGAACCAGCACCCAAGTAAGCACTGAATGGACTCAAAGCACCAACTTGACCAGCTTGATATTGTCCAAGCAATCCAGCACCAGAGCCAAGCAATCCTGTGCCAAATGCCACATTCTGCTGACCAGCCTGTTGAGCCTGTGAAGCCAACTGCAAATCTTGTTGAGCCAATGCGTTGTAGTAGGCTTCCATCTCAGGAGTAGTTGCACCCAAACCAGCCGCACCGCTAGGACGCATACCTGTTGCACCTACAGACAAACCACCACGACCTTGTTGGAACAACTGGTTCTGCAACTGTGCCATTTGTCTTTCACGACTAGGGGCAAGCAAATCCTGTTGCTGTTGAATGTATTGAGCCGCAACTTGTTGAGGAGACTGCTGTAGGTATTGTTGACCTAAACCAAACAGCCCTGTAGCACTTTCTTGAAGCGGAGCATACTGTTGCTGTGCCATCTCTGCTTGAGACAAAGCACCACCTGTAAGACCCTGTAAACGGTTCTGATAGGCTTGTAACTCAGGGCTGACAGTGTAACCAGCACCAGACAGATAACCGCTAGGATCGAATTGGAAGTTTGAAGTTCCATAGCGAGTAGTTACACCTACAGGTCGAAACTTAGCCGCTTCAGCCGCAAGTCTTGCAGACTCAAGTTGCGCTCGTGCAGACTCTTGAGCCGCACCTCTAGTGGCATCGGCTTGCATAGCCCCACCAAGTAAACTAGCTCCTGCTGCTATAAATGCTGCTGGCATATCATTCCCCTTTAATCAAAATCTCATCCACTTTAGACGGGTCTTTCTCGTCAGTGGCATGAATACAAAACCACACACAATCTGTTATTGCTTTGACTCCATGAGTCACCCCTGCTTCAATCTCAATACACGCTGGCGCAGAAACAATGTCAATCTCAGTACCACGCAAAACAGCAACCTTGCCATGTGCCAAGATAGACAAATGACTAAAGTTGTGTGTATGCTTCAAGATACTCATTCCAGCAGTGAAGAATGATTCCTTGGCGTACAACCCATCACTGAAATGATGAGTAATGCGGAATTGAGGGTCTTGCATCATCATACTGTCTGCTTTCAATTTAAACAAACCAAGTAACCACAGAATACCTTGTTCCTGATGTGACAGGAAGTATTTCATGCGGATACATGAAGTTAGATGGAAACAAAAGAGCAGACCCTTTTGGAGTCTTTGAAATCATCGTCCGATCAAAGAATGCAAAATCTCCACCCTCATATTCATCATTAAGCACCAAAGAACAAGATATGCAACGATTGTACTTTTCAGATGAATCTGTGTGTTGAGTAAAAAACTGCCCTGTCTCATACCGCAGTAATTCATATCCAGAGTCTTTTGTGATTCCAGATAAAGGGTACAAATCTGAATATTTCTGAATGGCAGAACCAACAGCATTAAACAAACTTGCGTCAAGTTGCGCTCTAACTTCTCTGTTTCTGTCTATTACCTCTTGGCGAGACATAGCAATTGCTGTAGCTGAACGAATTGACTTGTTAACTGTTTCTGAATAAGAACCAATGGCAGTATCTACCCACTCGTCTGAATTAACAAACTCATTGCACAAAGCATCACACAAGTCCAATGGGACAATGTTTTCAAAAACTTTGATGTAGTCTTGAAGCATTTTGTACCTGATTAAACTGTGCGTTTCCACATATAGACAGTAATGTATGGTTGATAGTTGGCATTTGTACCACTTGAACCAGTTGTACTGATCGTACCTGTTGGTGTTCCAGCAGACACACTACTGGTATTTACTTGTGATGGTCTTGGCATAAGTTCTACGCCTTGTGATCCACCACCACCGAACAATCCAGTACCATAATTAATAGTATGTTGGTGTCCAGCTAAAGCATCGCCTGTAAATGTGTGATTGTGACTTACAGTGATTGCATCTGCACTACCACCAGTTTCTTCGGCAGTGTCAAACAGTGCATTGCCTGAATCAAAACCAACCATGACACGACCAGCACCAAATGCAGTCCATGTACCAAAGCCAAGCAAAGTTGCAGGATTAGTGCTGACAGAAGCATTTGTGTAAATTGAGCCTACTGGATATATTGCCGCTAAAGTTAATGCCGCAGCCGTTTGAACAAATGCAGTTGTAGCAATAGCAGTTGTACTGTTACCAGATGATTGAGTAGTTGCAATAGTGCCTGTTGGCAGTGTAGGTGTGCCAGTAAAGGTAGGGCTTGCCAAATCTGCCTTTGTTGCAACAGCAGTAGCTATGTTATTGAACTCAGTGTCAATCTCAGTACCTTTAACAATCTTTAAAGGATTACCAGAAGATAGTGCATCTTTAGTGGCAAAGTTGGTTGCTTTTGTGTAATTTGTCATATCTGTCCTTAACTTAATTTACCTTGTTTAGACTGAATTTCAATCTTTTGAAATGACAATGGTGTCCCATCAATGTTCGACTCATACCCCGATTGAACAACCTTGCCAGAACCTGATGCCGAAACTGTCAATGTTTGCAAAGCAATGCCATCAACATACTCTGCAATGACAGTAGCGTTTGCACCATACTCTGCAACACCATACAGACTTTCGCCTTGTGTTGGAATAGTTGCACTGTCAGACAAGTAGTTTGTCTTGAAGTCAAAGCCCCATTTGAATGTAACTACCTGATTGCTTCCACCAATCACAACAGTAGATAACTTCTTCAAAATAGAAGTCACATTCTGATTGCCAAGGTCAGCATGGTTTGTGTAGTACAGCATCCTGTATTCAGCATCATGGTCTTGGAAAGTACCGTACTTGCCAACATAACCATTCTTACCAACCAACAAATCACCGTTTCTGCGAGACAACAATGATGTTGGTTCTATAGAGTCCCAAGTTGTAGCCCTTGCTGCACCATCAGGTAAATAGGCTTTGGTGTCAAAACAGAACACTGACTTTGTACTAGGAGTAGTTAACAAATAAAAGGCTTCACGCTCAGAATAAACAGATTTGATGTTTGCTAATGTCTCACCAGCTACAGTCTCCATCAAGTCATTGCGAATGTTCTTAGACAAGTCTCTCTCAGGAGATGACTTCTCCTGAATCGTTCTCATTAACGATCTGACACCAGAGTTAGACAAGAACAGCACATCAGTGCTAGTTGTTTGAATACTGTCTCTAGCAATACAACCAATACCCTCTACTGTGTCATGCAATGACATTGATGCTGGTGTTGTGGCATTTTGGTAAATCAGAATCTGACGCTTACCAAAGATAAACAAGAAACCATTGTGTGCTGCTAGACCCGTGATCTCATCAGCACCATTCACCCACACACGGTCTACATTCAAAGAACCCGATGTACCTGTTGACCAAACATGACCAGCAATCAAGTCAGAGAAAAAGACTGTTGCATTATTAGCTGTGGTGTTTGCCACCCACAATCTACCAAAGGCAGAGATTGCAATATTGGCATCAGGCACAGTGCCTACATAACCTGTCTTCTCCGACACTCTACGAAATGTTGTAGTGCTTACAGCAGGGTCATAGATCAGCGGGTTGAACCCTGATTGAAAGAAATAAGTGATGTTGTTTAAAGACGCTGTTT